AGTTACTATTACTCAAGATAAACCAACAGATCCAAGTTATTTATTTAGTCTGTCAAACGTAGGTGAAAGTGGTTTTTCCTATTCCGGCAGTAGTTTAAAACAAAGAAATACTGTTATAGCTGTTAGTTATTTCAATATGGAAAGCAGGGAAATAGATTATGAAGTTGTAGAAGATACTGCTGCACAAGCAAAGTTAGGGATAATAAAGAAAGATGTAAAAGCTTTTGCCTGTACTTCTCGTGGACAGGCTCATAGGTTAGGTAAAGCAATATTGTTCAGCGAGCAGAATGAATCAGAAGTTGTTAGTTTTACAACATCAATAGATGCTGGTGCAATTGTTAGACCTGGTTCTGTTATTAGTATAAATGATCCTGTTAGAGCAGGAGTTCGTAGATCTGGTCGTATAAATACAGCATCCACCACGCAAATAACTGTAGATAACACTAAAGATTTAAGTGGATTCTCTGGGACGAATCAAAAGTGTAGTGTAATTCTTCCTGACGGTACTGTAGAAACAGAAGATATATCGGGTATTTCAAATAATGTAATCACTGTAAGTTCTGCTTTTTCTTCTGCACCAAACGCAAATTCAATATGGTTAATACAAAGCGATAGTCTTAACGCCCAAACCTATAGAGTAATATCTGTAGAAGAACAGGATGGTATAAATTTTGCAATAACAGCACTTACTTATGTGGATGGTAAGTATGCAAATATTGAGCAGGGAGTAACTTTACCTGCAAGAAATATATCGTTATTAAACGAACCAAAAGATCCACCAGGAAATTTACAGGCATCTGAAAGAATCGTTGTAATTAATGCTCTTGCTGTAACTAAAATAATTTTATCTTGGGTAACAGTTACAGGCGTAAGTCAGTATCTTGTTCAATATAGATTTAACAATACTAACTGGGTAAGTGAAATTGTATTTAGACCAGATTTTGAACTTTTAAATACAGAAGCAGGGTCATATGAATTTAAAGTTTTTTCTTATAATGCAGCCTTAAAACTGTCAGCAACATCAACAGATTTAACATTTAATGCAGTAGGTAAGACAACACCTCCAGGAGATGTACAAAATCTATCCATGGAACCTATTACTAATAAACTTGTAAGGCTTAGATGGACAAAAGCAGTAGATCCTGACGTTTTACATGGAGGAAGAGTTTATGTAAGGCATAGTAATTTAACTGATGGCAGTGGTACGTTCCAAAACTCAGTGGATCTTGTTACTGCGTTAGCTGGAAATACAACAGATGTGGTCGTTCCATCTTTAGAAGGAGAGTATATTCTTAAGTTTCAAGATGACCAAGGTAATTTTAGTACAGGAGAAACAAGTATTATTCAAGATTTACCTGATTTAATTGATACTCAAGTTATATTGCAAGATAGAGAAGATTTAGATAATCCACCATTTCAAGGAACTGATACAAATACCACATTTAATAATACGACCAGTGCATTGCAACTTACTAATCCAGCTACCAATGCAACAGGAGAATATGCTTTTAAAGATATTTTAGATTTAGGTGCTGTATTTTCTCTTGATTTAAAAAGAGTAATACGTTCTGTTGGTTTTGTTATTGGTCAAGATATTGAAACTTTAATTCCTGGGCCACCTGGTATTTTGTGGGATCAATATGCTTTAAACGGTAATTTTGATGGTGCAGCAGCAGATGAGGCAAACTGTCAGATACAAGTTGCTACATCGCAAGCAGGATCAGGTAGCTTTGGAGCGTTCAACAATTTTGCAAATGGAACATTTAAAGGTCGCAGGTTTAAATTTAAACTAATACTTGAAACTACTGATACTGCACAGAATATGAATGTGCAACAGGCAGGTTATACAGCAGAATTTCAATCAAGAACAGAACTAAATTATCAAACAGGAGGCAGCACTTCTACCGCACCACAATCTTCTGGTACGTCAGCAAAAACTGTTACGTTCGGAACACCATTCTTTGTTGGAACTTCTTCTTTAGGTGGAGTAAATGCTTTCTTGCCAACTGTCGGCATAACAATTCAAAATGCTCAATCAGGTGATTTCTTCACTGTTACTAATGTTTCTGGGACAGGATTTACTGTAAGTATTAAAAATGGTTCTAGTTTTGTTGATAGGACTTTTACATTTCAAGCTGTAGGATATGGTAAAGGGGTGTAATATGGAGAAAAATCTTTTATAAATGGCTCAAGTATCAGATTATAATATTGCCAATGCTTCAGGAGCTTCTGTAAGAAGTGATCTTAATGCAGTCTTTAGTGCAATTAAGACATTAAACAGTGGCAGTAGTGATCCTGCCAATCCAGAAGCATTTATGCTTTATGTTGATACAGCAGATAATAATAATTTAAAAATAAGAAATTCATCTAATAACTCATTCGTAACGATTGGACCCGTTAATACTACTAATTTAGGACTTCTATCCAAAAGCGGTGGTACTATGACAGGCCAACTCCGTGGAGATGATGGATCTGGGGTAGGAAGCCCTGCTTATGCGTTTCATAATGATACAGATTCGGGAATGTTTAGAAAAAGTTCTAATGTGATAGCATTTGCAACTGCTGGTACTGAAAGATTTTCAGTAGATAGTGCTGGAATTACACTGCGAAATAGATATGATATAAGATTTAGTGAATCATCCAGTAATGGTACTAACTATATAGCACTACAAGCACCCTCATCAGTAAGTTCTAATGTAACTTTTAGTTTACCTGCGTCAGATGGAAGTAATGGTCAATTTTTAAAAACCAATGGTAGCGGTACTTTAAGTTTTGCATCTGTATCTACTGCTGGAACAGGATTAACAGGTAATACATTAGCTAGTAATATAACCGCCTCCAGTTTAACTTCAGTTGGGACGTTAACTTCTCTTACTGTATCTGGAAGTATAACTGGATCAATAGCTTCAAGTAATATCAGTGGTGCGTTATTCACATTAGGCAGTACATCTGTTTCTAGAGGTAATACGATTACAGCATTAGCTGGTATGCACCAAATAGCTCCAGCATCAAATAATTCTCATAGTTTAGGAACATCTTCATTGCGATGGTCAAATATATTTACAAATGACTTGAATTTATCTAATGAAGGAGGAGCTAATGATGTTGACGGAACTTGGGGAAGTTATACTATTCAAGAGGGTGAGGACTCTCTTTTCTTGTTAAATAAACGAAACGGCAAGAAGTATAAATTTAATTTAACGGAGGTAACATAATGGCATTTAATGGTAGTGGTGCAATTAAAGCTTGGCTAACTTCAAATACATCTGGAAATAATGTAAAAAGCTATGGGATCTCAAGTGTCGCAGATATTGCCTCTGGAAGGCTTGGTGTTACGTTATCAACTGCAAGTTCAAATACAAAATATTCTATATTCTGTAATTATTCACTGAATGATAATGTAAACCCAAATTTTGTATTGTATAACAACGTATCGGGAACAAAGAACTCAACTACTTTTGAACTAAAAACCAACCAGACTTCTGGTGGAGTAAGTGATCAAGCAGTAGATTATTTTGTTCTTGTCGTTGATTCTTTTTAACTTATAATGAGGGAAAACATAAATGGCTAATTCTGATAAAAGAATTTTATATACAAATGATGAGGGTATGCTTGTAATTGTTATTCCTATGGACGAGTGTGAATTAACTGTTGAAGAAATACAAGCTAAAGATATCCCAAGTGGTAAAACATCCTATATTGTAGATAAGTCTTTAATTCCTACAGATAGAAGTTTTAGAGATGCTTGGACTTATACGGAGTAAATTATGGGATTTGGTATAGACATGACAAAAGCTAAAGCAATTCACAAGGCAAACATAAGAAATGCAAGAACTCCAAAACTTGCACAATTAGATATTGAATTTCAAAAAGCATTAGAAACTGGTGCAAGTACAACTGATATTGTTGCTAAAAAACAGGCATTAAGAGATGCACCTGCTGACTCTGCAATAGACACTGCTAAAAATACAGATGAACTAA